GGCACACCGCCGTCTGCGAGCCATTGCTCATAGTTGGCACGGTCGCGGTTGGCCGGATCATTGGGAATTGACGCGCCATCCTCGGTGCGGACGACAACATCAGTTGCGGTGAGTTGATAGTCTGCCATCACAACCTCGCATCACAAACTATGCCACCCGCTGCGTAAGCTGCCCCCGTTGCCGTTGCAGTTGCTTGCATTGTAATAGAGCCATTTGTTATCGACCCCGCCACAATTCCACCTGCGTTGCTGGATGACCAACCGGGAAGCGTTACGGTTGGCGCTGCTCGCATTGGTGAAAAAAGGAATGGTCCATAAATTGCCCCGCCTGCTACATTGTATCCAGAAAGAACAAAATTATTTGTCTGCCAGTATCGCCTGCACGTCATCAACTCTTGGTCGTAAGGCCGCATGATGTATGGCGAACGCGCAGCACTCGATGCTTCATTGCCGGGAAGCACGATGACGCCTGTGATCTGGAATGTGTCGCTGGTCGCGGCACCGCCGTTGATGGTCCCTGTAGCGCCAAACGCGTTGTTTGCTGCCCAGACGCCAGCAGGAATTTGATACGTCGTTCCGGCTGCAACGGCGATACGCAGCGCGAGTCCAATACTGTTACCTTGTGTCCAAGTACCAGTTACGTCACCCGGTATAGTCGTGGTTTTGTATTCCCAAGTATCGGCGGCGCTGACAGCAAACGAGAACACATAAACGCGATTGTTGGCTCCATTCGCTACGTTGCCGGAATATGAACCAGTGCGATGTGCCTTGACCCAGAAACCGATAGTTATTGGAGAAGCTACGGCGCTGCCAAACCACAATCGAGCAGTTCGATAACCTTCAATCGGATGATATATCTGAATGTAATCACCCGCACCTATTGACGCGATTGCGGTAGTAACATTGACCTTCAATGAACTGGTAAGGCCGACAGGACCATCGGCCACCTGCTGTGCCGACACCACAAAACCGCCTGTATAAACTAACCATCCATCGACAATATAACCAGATGCCGGAGTGACGAGCGCGCCGCCCTTTTCCTGACTAACCTCCATCGCGCCGTTAATCTGCAAACCGCTGTACGCCATCGCATCAAACGGCGCGGCATAAGTAACGACGCCAGATGTGACTGCATTCGCCACAAATGCAGTCGTTGCAATGGTGGTGTCATTATCACCAGCACTAGGTGTTGGTGCTTTAGGATCACCAGTGAATGTCGGGCTGGCTATTGGAGCTTTGAGAGCATCTTGGGCATTAACATATGTTATGTCGGCTTTCAGTGCGTCCTGATTATCGACGTACGTCTTGATACTAGTCTGCAACGCAGCATCAGCAGCGGTGACGAATGCTGTAGTTGCTATACTAGTGTCGTTATCTCCTGCAGTTGGAGTTGGCGCAGTAGGATTACCAGTGAACACTGGTGAAGCTAGTGGAGCCTTTGTGTCAATGTTTGCTTGTAGAGCAGCACCAGCACTATCGACGTATTCTTTGCGCGTGGCATGATTGGGTATAGTAGCTGGACTACTAAGCACAACTTGCACAAATGACGGTGTGTCGGTAGGACCAACACCAATGTTGTCAGCAGCAGCTACAGGGTCAGCAACATCGCTGAGGTTATTAGTACTCAGCATATCGCCTGCACCACTACCTGATGTGCCGGCATTGCCTGTGCGTGTGAATGCTACAGCGAGATTATCGCCGTCAGCCAGAGAACCACCATGCGCGATGTACTTGACAGTTACAGATTGCCAAGTGCCGTTGTCAACGACAGGACCGTTAACGTCAAACACTAAGAAGTTCTCAGGCGAGGCAGCATTACGCACGTAGATACTGCCACGTGATGTTAGATTAGTGCTATCATCCCAAGTGATGACCCAACCTGACACATTAGGATTGCCAAAGTCAGCACTCTGCGCACTTAGCATCAACTGCGTGATGTTAATAAGAGTAGCGTTGTTGAAGCGTACTTCGCCCATGCCGGGGTCGGCTGCAACTGTAGAAGCGTCGAAATTCCATCTGAATGCACTCTGCGCAGTTACAGCTAAACTAGCTGCTTGCTCTGCTACATCAGCACTAGTTGCTGCCTCTGCCGCACTAGCTGCAGCAGCGGCGGCGCTGTTAGCTGCATTCGTCGCTGCAGCTTCAGTGTCTAGTACTACATTGGTAGCATCAAAGACTGTTACCCAAAACACGTCGTCGGGAGGGAAGGTAGTGCTAGATGTATGTGATACGACGCACAGGTGATAGTGATATTCGCCAGTTACAACTATATCACCTAGCGCGTACACAGCACCAGCTAGCCAATCACCTCTAAACAGAGGCACACCTAGTATCTGTATAGTCCAATAACTAGGATTAGCTAAACGGTCTGCAGCGAATGTGCCAGTAGCAGCACTCGTATGAGTTACAAGGCATCTATACAGTTGTGATGTTTCGGCTTCAAATACTCTATCACCTACTACATACTGAATAGAGTTCTGCCACTCACCGCGTACAGGTGGAGTGCCTAGTTGTAAGAACATTGCATCGACTTGCGACCAGTTAGCATACTCAAGTGTATGCCAACGCGGTGTGTCGAAGTTTACGAGTTTGAAATTGTAGTTAGGAGTATAACCGCGTATATTAGCAACCATCACAGCCACCTATTGTAAGTGGCTATAAAGCCGTCAGCATATATAAGATTATATATATATACTAGCATCGCCCGCTTCGCGTGCGATGCCTCGCCGTTTGTATGTATATAAGTATCAAATAGCACATTTTCGGGCATTTGTCAACCCCTTACATAGTACAATCTACTAGCCGCCTACTAGCCGCGCACTACGCTTCCTTTCTGATACAGGAAGCTGTAAGCGCTAACTGACAGCGATTGTGTACTCTCTCCGCTTGTACGTACTTTAAGCAGTTTGCACTTAACTGGCATCTGCCATAGCTTCTGTTCACGTGTTCTACGTCCTGCGCCGTATACTTGTTGACCTGCACCATACGCGCCAGCTTCATTCGGCACGAAGGTGATAGAGCGTGCAGGAGTTAGTTGTCCTGTCGCTGCATCTCTGTATATGTTGTCAGAGAACAACTCGACTGTAAATTGTGCTTGACCATTAGCATCGGCATGTACGAAGCGCAGTGCCTTGGTATGTTGTCTAGCACCGAAATCACTCCACGGCAGTTCCCACGTGAAGCTGATAGGTTCACCTTTGTATTCTTCCCAACTATCAGGTTCTAGCTCACGAGCAGTTTGGAAGTCTGCTGCTGTTGTTGTTACATCTGCTAGACACTTGTACACTAGCCCATCATGGCTATCGAACACGCGGTCTTTGGTGTGATATGTCTGTCCACTTGTCCACGAAACGAAGTCGTACATGCCATACCAGTCAGCGTACACAGGGTTCTCAGGTGAACCATAGCGCATCATGTAGCCGTCAGGTGTGAACAAGAATGCGCGACCTTCTAGCGTACCGCAGCCGCAGTTGAACCGCAGATACTCCTTAGTCTTGAAGCGTGACCATGCAAACAGCTTCAACTGTGGTACGTAATGGTAGATGTAACCAACGGAGCCGTCGATGACTGGTTGTATAGTGACAATGTTGCCGCCGCCACTTGTGTTAGTACTCGTCGTCGTTGGTAATTGTGCATCTATCTCTATGAGTAAGTAGTTCTCACTCAACACTCCTAGGACTTTGCGTGTGCCGTTGATTTGTTCTGGCAAGATTGTGCTAAACCCTGTAGCACCTGCTATAACTACAAAGTCACCCTGCTCCAACAAGTGCGCATCGTGGCGCAGTATTAATGAATACTGTGTGAACTCATGATTAGCCATGTCTAGGTCAAAGTAGAACGGATCATCTGTCAACTTGCGTACATCTTGCGTGTCGAACTTAGGCAAATAGAAGTGCACTGTCTTGTTCTTACCATCGTAGAAGCCAAACGCCTTCAAGCGCATAGTGTCCTTACGCATACGCCCAATGTGTCTACTCAACATCGTTTCGACGTAGTTACTCACACGTTCAGGTACGACTGCGTTGCTGAGTGCTGACAACTTAGCACTAGGCACACCGTTGAAGTCCAACATGAACACATCGCTGCCTATCTCTACTATCGAACGGGGTGCATTGGAGCCGAAGCCGTTTAAGGTGTCGATGGGTTGTGGGTCGTGCTGACCTGCATCGTTGTACAGACCGAGCTTCATCATCGTTGTCGAGTTAGGAGAGATAACCAGCAGTGCGTCTTTGATCGTAGCAAACCCACGCACTGTTTGCTCAGGACTAGCAGCAATCTTAGACATGTCAATGTCAACAGCGTCGTTAGGATTAGGACTATCGCTGTAGACCATCGAAGTGTCTTTGGCCGCTATGCGTATCTCTGTTGTGTGTGTTGGATACTGTGATGGGTCGGTGTCGTGTACAGTGAAGAACCTGAATGCTGACTTGCAAGCGTCGAATGCTGGCACCTTGTCATTACTAAACGAGTTGCCGGGGTCTACTAGGTACAACACCCACTGCGTTGCATCTGTACGTGTGAAGTCTATACTCAGCGGCTTATCATGTCCGTTGCTACAGATCAACTCTTTGCCGAATATGTCATGTGCAATAAAGTCAGTATAACTCCAACCAATAGGTGCACCGGGAAGTGCTGCAGCTACCTTCTGGCTCCATATACGTTGTATAGTCTTTGTGCGGTCGATTGTCAGTATCTCACCAGCACTAGTCCACAGCAGTACGACATTAGCGAAGTAGCGACATTCAACAGGCTCACCACCTAGTGCATGTGTGTCACGTGTCCAGTGTAGAGGGAATGCACTGCTAACACCCGTAGCTGTTGCTTTACCACTTACAACTATCTCAAACGTGTTGGCATCTACTACACGACGAATGCCGTGAGTTCTGTTAAGCATCTCAGCAGTGATACCATTGAAGCTGCCACCTATGCCTACAATAGTAATGTGATCGCCAGCTACAAAAGGATGCGCAGTGAATAGAACAGAAACAACGCGGCTGTCTAGTGTAGTAGCTATTCCTGCTGCTGCTACTGTGCCACTGCTCTCTACACCTTGTTTCAACTTCAACCACATCTCATAACCGAAGCGTGGACCTGCACGGCGGTCGGTGTATGTAACCATGTTGTCGAAGACTGGTGAGAACTTGCTAGTTAAGTTCTGCTCACTGTCAACTACGTTCAACCCACCACCGAAGTCACGGATAGTAGTGTTGTTGAGCTTCGGTGTAGGCCGCGGCTGCTTCGGTCTGCCTAATGGCTTGAGCCGCGTAAGCATCTGTACCATAGTCAGGTCCACCTGTTGACAGTGCTTCGGGACGACATAACAGTATCAAGTGGAATGTTGAAAGTCTGCCGATTGAACTGACTGAGTGCATCCTGAAACAGGATGCGAAACTTGTCGCTAGCGCCGGGATTTGTGCCATCATCTTCAAGTACGTCCCAACATGTGCCTAACATCAACAACTGCGTATCCATGAATATCTCATCACTGTCTTCTTCAAAGTCATCAGGCTTGGTACGATATGTCACATACACCTTGCCAACTGTATTAGCTGGTAGCACTCTAAACCACTTTGTCTTGTTATTGCCGAGTGGTCGTAAGCTAGGATAGTTAATGTCAATGTCTCGTACATTCATTGGTGCTATTGGCAATGGTTTGTGTGATCCTTCCCAAAACACACTGTGCAGATCGCGCCAGTCTTTCAGCTTGTCATCTAGGGCATCTGTAATGGTGCCAGTGACGCCATCGAGTGTGTGTGGTTCTTGGTATGTGGTGTAGTCAGGTAACCAGTACTCACGGAAGATCATGTCGAACTTGTGCTGTACTGCTAACTGTATGCGTGGCTCTGCATATATCTGCGCGTCAAGGCCCTCTACGAGCGCCAAGCGCTGCAGCACCTTTGTAACAATGTCACCGAATGTAATCATTGTAAGCTCCCCACGTGTGTAGCGTACACGAGCGGCCTGTGTGGTGGACTAGCCACACAGACCACTCATGCCCTCTCCGCACCCTCAGAACTACGCAATCACGTGGGCCGCACCATGTAGATTGTTGCGGTCTACTACGCAGGTGAACCTGTAGCTACGCACACCATCGGGAGCTAGGTTAGGTGTGTAGGTGCCACGAGGATCACCACTAGTAAGTGTCTGTGGAGATACACCAGCTACAAGCGCACCTGCAGTTGGCGTTACATCGCTTGTCAACTCACTGAGTATCGTCGTGCCAAGTACTTTATAAGGCACTCCTAACACAGCGCCGTAGCCGACATTGATAGTTGTACCTGCAGTCAAGCCATATGCCACACTCACAATGTCGGCAAACATCTTCTTGCCGACAACAGGTGTAGCACCTGTGAGTGTGAAGCTCTCCTTCATAGCTTGACCGAGATAGTCAAAGCCGTACACAGTGACGTTAGATGTAGCAGCACCGCTAGCTACAACTGTCACGTTACGGCCATATCGGCCCATCACGCTAGGACTGAAACCGACCACTGGCGACGAAGTGCCAGCAGCAGCGATTGACTGTGCATTCAAGATACCTGTAGCAAGCGCTGCAACAGGTGCAGGAATGTCAACAGTAGTAAGCCCATCGACGCCTACATCAGCCGCGTAGCAACACGCTTCTACACGGTTGTTGATGCGACGCATACCGGGGATAGCAACTTGTACCGCCATGTGTCTATTCCTCTACTTGCTCTGGCTCTTTGCTCGCAAGCAACTTCTCTACTAGCGACGGGTCGCTTTCAACAAGCCGCGTGAGAACATCGAGCGCTGTCTTTTGTTTGTCTGACAATGCAGCATTCATCTGCTGCATTCCTACTGGTGTATCGTCACCGCCTTCGATCAACATGGGAACAAGGTTACGGTCGAGCTTCAAACGCACAACATCTTCGTGCGACAGAAATACGCTATCACCACGCAAAGTGCGAACCATGTAGCCTTCAACCTCTACATCGGTAGGCACAATGCGGAAGCCTATCTCATCTTTCACAGTGCGATTGACTACAGTCTTACGCTTCATAGGCTCTATAGTGTATGCAGGAACGGGCTTCTTACGCTCGTCCATGCTATATGCTGCGCGCTTCTCTTGGAAGCTCACCGTTGAGGGCGTTTCAGCCATTGCTTGCTCCTATGCTATACAGTGTATAGCGTTGTGGTTAATCGTTGACGACTGCGTGTGTGCGGTATTGCTTCCACGTGCAGAATTGACATTGCGTGATGACACGCTGGCCGTAGCCGTCGATTGTCCACGGTGCTGTCAAGTCAACATTCTTCATGTTGTTGTCACCGAGGATGTGTAGACGGAGGTAGGTGTCATTCAGGAAGTATGCACGATCAACTGGACAGCTTTCATCGTAGATGATCGGCACACCATTGTGACTGACACCATCAAAGCCAAGGTCCATCATGCGCTTGCCGCTGCTGGTGTTGGTAAGTGGTATGGTAAGCTTGCTACGAACAGCAGCACGATACAGGCGGTAGTGATTACGACCAGCAATGATGACTTTGGGGCGCTCTGTCCCTTGTTTAAGGTCGAGCAATACATCGTCATATGCTTCTTCAATGTTGGTGCTGTTGAGAGTACCAGCAAAGTCATACGACGAAGGTCGCCACTGCACTTCCAACGCACGATCCACACCGGCAAGAGAGCCAGTAGTAGGATCGTCAGGTATAAGGAGCGCAAGACCATTAGGATCATTGCCGCCACCCAAGCCGTAGAGGTAGCCTGAGAACTTCTCTTTGATGCTAAGCTCAAGAGCCTCAAGTTTGCCCTGAAGCAGCTTAACTGCAGCTTGCTCACCTTTGTTCTCGTCTTCCTCTTGGTTAGAGATGATGACTGTGCCAGCTATACGTGACCAGCGATACTCAAGTTTGATGAACTCTTGAGTTTGCTGCACTGGTAAGCTGTCATAGTACTGATAGCTGCCCACTGTCGGATTTCTGCCGGTCAACAGTGGATTAGTGATGTTGTAACCGCTGCTTTCATTCTCAATGCGGTCACGTGCGAAGCACCACGCCATGAGCGCGTTGCTCTGCATAGCTGCTACAATGAGCTTCTTACGCGAGCGCTCGATTGTAGTAGCAAGTACGTTTTGGAGTACAGGCATTGTGTCTGTGTCCTACTTGTTGTTGAGTTCTGTGAAGACCGCTGCAGCAATGTCACGCCACGGTGCATTGCTCTTGAAGTCTGCACGCGAATTTGTAGTGCTTTGAGTAGGAACGTCGCTTACTCCACGCATACTGCCGGGAGTTGACCTACTTCTACCATTGCCGCCACGTTGGCGCTTCATAGCAGCCTCGATCTGTGGTCGGAGTGGTGTTGTAAAGTCGAAGCCTCTGCGTTCTACCCAACTGCGAAGCTCAAAGTATGCACGCTCTGGCGTCAAGCCATGTTGTGCTACTAAGTTGCTGATTTCCACACCATGTGTCTCAGCATGGGGATGACTAGCAACAAATTCCTCCATCTGCACTTGCGCAGTTTCAGCAATTTGTGCTTGTCGCTGTTGCTGTTGCGTTTGCCGCTCTAGCGGGCCTAGTCTACGGTCAAGTTCATTGGTAATGACACGAGCATTGATGCTAGGAACAGCGTCATTACCAAACAACTGCTCCATTGTCACGCCTGTCGATAGCACACGCGCTACTATGTCGCGCACTGCCATGATAGGGTCTTTCTCAGCCATAGCACGTAGCTGTAGCGCTTCCTGTGCCATCTGTGGCGACAGGTTGTTCTGCTTCATTACATCGTCTAACACTTTGTACTGCTGGAAGTGGGTTTGCATCTGCCTGAGTTGACGAGATGCTTGGTTAGCTGCGTACTGTGCTCTGTTGAGGTTGTACGCAAGTTGCTTCTCTCGCCTAGTCGCTGCAACCACTTGCCCATCTTTACCAAGAAGTTCTCCTTTAGGCCCTTTCTTGGGTTTTTCAGGGAATAGCTGTTCTCCATCACCTCTTGACTTGCCTCTATGTACGTCTGATCCAGTTTCTCCCTCTCCCTCAGACTGCGGAAGTCTATGCCCATCACTCTCTCCCTGTTGTTGCTCTAACGGCAACTCTTGCTGTTGTTGTCCTTCATCGCTGCCACTGCTGTCACCTTCAGGCACAGCGGGTTGTTGATCTTGAATGCCAAAGCTGTTGCCAACAGCATCCATCAGGTCTTCTTGTTCTTTGGGCATTGTAGCCTCCTATACTGCACACGCTGTGCACTAAGCCGCAGCACCTTGCTGCATTTGTTGTATCAACTGCGATGCTATGTCAGCAACACTACGGCCACGAGCGAGTTGTACGCCGAGATGTTGTTTCAGTTCAGGCGGTAGACCGTCGATTAGGCGAGCTACCTCCTGTACGATTGATGCAATGTCGTCAATCTGTGGTCCACTAGCACCTTGACTGCCACCGCCGCCTTGACCACCACCAGCACCTTGCGGAGCGCCTTGTTGTCCACCTTGTGCAGCCATAGCACGTTCGTGCATACGTTGCATCATGGCCTCTTTACCTTGCGCGTCCTGTTGTTGTGCTTGTTCTTCACCGGGAGCAGGTCCACTTGTCTCTTTGATGATGCCTTTGTAGATTAGCTCCCAATCTGTCTGACTTATGACAGCATTATCGAATGCTGTTGCTAGAACCTTGAGAGCAACTACCGCTGCAATGGGTGTCGCACGAGTGAATTGACCGATGATCTGCGAAATTTGCAGTGCTTGCTCCTTTTTCGCCCTAGAAGTAGGTTTGAGAGTGCTACCACCCACAACACGAGGCGTGAATGTCGTCCGAATTGAATTTGCATCCATCTTCTCCCAAGTTGACGCCATTTCATCACCGAGTAGTGTAGCAACTTCCTCTTTTTCCATGAATTGCAGGCACATTTGTGCTACTAGCCACAGAACTGTGCCTACGCTGTCTTCAATAGCGTCCATCTTCTCATCAGCGCGTGTCTGTGTTTGGCTCTCGTAGCTCTCTATTGCTCTGTTGGTGGTGTTTGTCTTGTACTCGACACCACGTTGGACGCTGGTGACACCGGAGAGGCGGTCAATGGCCTCAAGAACAGGCTTCTTGTCAAAGAATTTGATGGCGTCGGCACTAGGTGGTAGTAATGGGCCGAGTACATCACCGAGCTTCTTGCCCTCTGGCAAATCCAAGCCGATTGTATTACTATCGAGTGTGCCAGAGATAAGACTTTCGAGTACGTCTGCGCTCTTGAGTGCGTTCTTGTCATATGCTACCTTACCTGCAGCGAAGCGACGTACTTTAGACCACTCATTGTTGATGATGTTTATGTCATCCTGTTGATCTAGATAGTAGGTAACTTCGCCCTTCGCGTACATAGTGATTGGATCAGTGTGGAACTCCATTGGCACCACACTAAAGAACTGGTCAAGTGAATAAGGATCATCCCATACCCACAGAGGATAGCACCAGTCATTGCAGTTGTATAGTTCAACTCGTCTTGTGACCTTATCCCATACATAGCACACCTTTGTCATCTGTGCTGCGAGGAAGCTGCGTTGGTCGCTGTAGCCGTACTTGGCATATTCGCTAGTGCTGTAGCTGAATAGCTGGAAGTTGTCTGTCTGACCACGTTCGCCTTGATCTGGACTGACACCAGCTTTGATGACGTTGGTAGGACTAAAGACGCTCTCCCACTCATCGCTGTTAGGCTTCTTGCGTCCGTACTTAGCACGCAGTAGTGATGTGTACATCAAGTCTTCAATCATGACCCAATTACACGTGCCACTAAGGTCTAAGTCGGTAGCTGTTGGATCGACTATTACTTGGTCTGGACGGCGTACTTTCACCCACGGACCACTAGGTGTGAGCATGTCAATGGTTTCTTCCAACGCTAGCAGCTTGCCTTCGCACTCCTTAATGTCCTTCTGCGACTTGGCTTGCTCTAGCTCAGCACTGAGTTTCTTGACTTCCTCTAGTGCTGCCTCACTGCTCTGCTCACGTAGTGTGTAACCACACTCGAACCAGCCTACATTGGTGAGTGTAGTGCTGACGATGTTGCGCTTGACCTTGCGTTTGAGGTTGAGGCCGGGAGATGTTTTCTTAGCGGCGAGTACGTTGACTAGCTTCTCAAGTGTGCGCTGGCGTGGTTCATCTGCTTTGTCTTCACTAGTAAACTCGGCCTCCGGGTTTTTAGTGAATAGCATAGGAACGAGAGCGCTGACGTTCGCAAATACCAAGTTCTCAGTGCTGTCAAACGTACCTTGGAGGGGTTTACCGGCTGTACTATCTTCCTCAGTTCGTGATGGAGCATTAGTACGGGTATGGTCATGTCTGTAGTACCTATACGCCTCCGACCACGCATCTGTGTTCTTGCTCATTGCAGACTTGCCCTGATCGTAGCGCGAACGCCACAACGGGCCACGATGCTTAGAGACAGGTATCTTGCTTTCACCTATGACACGATACATAGGCTGGTCATCTACTACAGCATTAGGATCGGCTGTGACACCTTCATAGGTGTTGTAGTCGGTAGCAGGTTCCGCGGGCGGAGGATTGCCGTAGTCGTCAGCCATTAGACAAACCCTTTGTCAGTAGCAAGCCACATAGGCATTGTGAATGTGCCATCGTTGTTGTCTTCAACTTGCGACTTTGGCACCCACGCAGTTGTCTTACCATCGTACAAGCGTAGTGCTTTCTCTGTCTCGCCACGTACTTCTGCAGCCATGTCGAACAGTTCACGCTTAGTTGACTTTGTATTAGCCATAGCGATGTGCTCTTGGGTTCTCAGCGCTGCGGTCTTTCTCTTGCCACAGCATCCACGAAGGTACACGCTCATTCGCAGGGATTGCGTACTTGCCTATATCTGGCATCTCACTGAGTAAGTACTTAGTCATGTCCATCGCATGATCGTTGCGATCTGTTGGTTTGTCTATACGCTCGCCACTAGTAGACTGCTGCCAGAAGTATCCTGCAATCTCGTCTGTCCACCAATCGAGCTTTGCGTTAACGAGCAAGCGCGGGGAGCCAGCCACACGGCGAATAGGATGAAGCAGGCGATGATTAAGATTAAGATAGCTTCCGACCTTAATAATCCCATTCGCCACATCGTTGTTTCCACGACGCATACGTATGTCGTCGTCTTTGAACATGTCAGCTATCGTCTTCCCCACGGTGCGTTTGTTAACGGTCCTACGTCCGAAGATGGATGGATCGGCGTTGATCTTGTGCATGTCGTCAAGTTCAGCACTCCAATCGGCACGTATACGCCGTATAGCACTAACTTGTTGGTCGATTGACATTTCCTTTTGGTAGAAGCCATCACATAGTATGACATGCTGCTCAGGTGTAACGAACGCAAGACCGTAGCAACTAGGCTGCGCTTGACCATAGTCGTAGCCTTCTATCCACGTGGGATGGTAGTGTGTCTCTACATACGCATCCAACAGAGCGTGTATGTCGCCTTCCTGCAGTAGATGTACAGACGTATCGTATTGGGGGTACACCAAACCCTCATACGCAACCCACCGTCCGAGCAAGAAACGATCACGTTGCTGCCCTTGATACATCGTTTCAAGGGTTTGGATGAAGTCACCGCCTTCAGCTTCATGCACATGGCGTAACTCGTAGGTGCTGCCTTCGACAACTTCTATTAACAACTGCGGCTTGCCATCTTCACCGAGTACTGGCTTACGGTCTATGTCACGAGCGCAGATGAGGTCGTCAGTCACAACGCCAGTTGCTTTGTACTGTTGCAGTGGGCGCACGAGTTTGGTGTAGACCCAATTACCAGTTGGATTGCATGTCAACATCATCCAACGTGGGCCAGTGACAGGCATCGTAGCATCTTCACCAATGTAACGAGCGCGACCACGCAAGCGACCGAACAAGTCGAGGAAGTCCTTGTGCGTGATTTCAGGGTCTTCAACTTGATCTACAATGACCCAATCGAATGTTGCTGACAGCAAGTTAGAACTACTGCTCTCAGTCTTTGTCCCTTGCTGTGCGATGTAACGGAAGTACACAGTGGTGCCGTTCTTGAGATGGCAGATGTTGTCACCGTTCTGTCCTGTGCTAAACGACACTATCCACTTGGGGGGACACCACTTGAGGAACTCTTTGCGAATAGTGTCGTTTAGTTTCGGATAGGTTGAGCGTGATATAAGACCAGTGCTACCGGGGTACATGTCAGCGAGTTGTAGTGCCTTGATAACGGCTGCAGTAGTCTTACCATTGCCGAAGCCACCGCCGTAGATTTGCACCTTGGCGCGTGAATGCAAGAACTTGTCCTGCAAGCTGTTCTCCTTCAACAGCAACTCAGGACGTTCAGCAACTTGTACAGTGCGTACACGCGCCATCAGTTGAGCTTAGCCCATGTAGTTGTGCCCTTCTCCAAGGCACGGTAGAGTTCAAAGGTTGTAGTGTTCAACTGTATCTGACCTGCAAACAACGATGCACCGCTAGGCACACCTGCTGCGGCAGTAGTAGGCATGCAGTAACTCACATCAACTACACCGACGAAGCCATTGGCTTTGATACCTTGGCCGTCTTTATTCGGTACGATTGCCATTGTTCTTCTCCCTTAGTGGAGTAACGTCTTTAGCATCTACGTCGATTGTTGGCATTGTCTTCGGTTGTGCTATCTCACGTATGTGGCGAATTGTCAAACCGCCCTCAAGCGAGTGACGGTGTTCCATGACTTGTTTAGGACTAAAGCCACCACGGTCAAGCATGTTCATGTACACACGCGCCTTCGTGGCAGGTTTAGTTTCTTCGTCTTCAAGAATGTCCTCTAAGCCATCGAGAGCCTTGGACGACATGCGCTCAATGCGCTTCTGCACGTTGTCAGCTTCGAGTGTAGCGAGGTTGTCTTTGATGAGGTGATCTAGCTGCTGGAACAGTTGTAGACCTTTAATCATGTCTACCTGTGACAGCTTCAAGCCTGTGGCGTCTGCAATCTCTGCATCGTTTATACCGAGTATAAAGTATAACCACACTACACCTGTAGTGGTTACAGCTTTAGTATCAGCGGGTAGATCAACAAGGCCACGCCGTATAGAGCGGTTATTGCGATCACGACCGCGAACAACAGCCGCTTCGGGAGGTTGTTTAGTGCGCGTTGTCTGTTGTTGTATAACTGCCTCTGGCGATGTAGACGGAATAATCGCTTGACCAGTTCGCGTGTCGATGACGAGGCCATTGGCAAGTGGTAAATCTGGCATTGTTCATTACACCCGCCGTCTACGTGCAGTGGGCGTTGCTGTTGGTCCCTGTGCACCACGTGCTGTAGGCATGTTAGCACGATAGGCGTTAGCGATGACAGCAGCTATACGTGGATCGGCAGTAGGTCCACCACGCATAGGTATACTAGGTGCCGAAGGGCGCATCGGGCGTGCAGGGCCACTAGGCATACCACGTGCTGTTGGTACATCAGCATTAGGATCACCTGCAGCCTGTTGCATCATTGCTGCACTAATGAGATCATCCATACTACCGCCAGCACCGCTAGGCATACCACCGCGAGGCATCGCTGTTGCTCCTTGTTGTTGTGGGCTAGCTCCTGCAGGTACTTGTTCACTTTCGCCCTCAGCTTCTTCATCATCTGGCGTGGGTTCAGCGGCTTCGTCGTCAGGAGCAGCAGGTGCAGATGATGGCGGTGATTGGGCATCATCGGGAGATGACTGGTCTTCGGGACTTTCACCACCATCATCTGCTTGAGTAGACGGCTGCGCGGGGTTGCCACTGGCATCATCTGCAGCTTGATCTACCCAATTCTCTGCAGCACTCTGCACTTGTTCAGGAGATACTTGAATGCCCATCTGTTGTAGTGTAGCAGCAACTTCCTCAGGCGACATTGCCATGAGTTGCTGCAACATGTCGCCTATGTCCACAGCGCCAGCGCCTTGTTGCTGTTGTAGGGCTTGCAGTACTTGTGGCGATAACTGTGTCTGCGGTTGTGACTGTGACTGTGGCATAGCTGCGGGCATTACTTGTGCTCCGGTTCCTTATGCTCTTTGGCGAATGGATTGATGTTGACGCCAGCAGCTTTAGGAGCAGCTTCAGGCGGCGGAATAGGTGCTGCAGTAGGAGGTGGGTCTGCTGGCACTGCTACACCACCAGCCATGCCCCACGCTTCGTACTCACGGCGGTCGAAGTCGTTAGGATCGTTGGGAATGTGTAGACCGTCTTTGGTGCGAATGACTACATCGCCGTTAGTGAGCTTGTAGTCTACAGGAGCTTCAACAGGCGGTTCACCTGCTTTAGCCTTCGGTGGGGGAGGGTTAGTAGGCTTCTTCACTTCAGCTTCTTTGACTGCTGCAGCCATCATCGTTACTCCTATCGCTGTTGGTCAGTTGATAGTACCTGCTTTACCACCACCACCATTACCTGACTTGTCTACAGGGTAGATAGCAGGAGCGAAGGTGGGTTGATATATTCGATTGAGTGCTACAACATCTGCAGCGGTTGTAGCGCGATTGATGAGTGTGGTTGCCGAGATGGGCACTTGACCGCCCATGTTCAAGCCATCAGCTTGTCGCGCTGTTACATATGATTGTGTAGCTGTAGCGTTAGCACCGGGAGCTACACCATCGAGTGCTACCATTGCAGCACCTACGTCGCGTTGTGCAGTGGGAAACATGATGCGTGCTAAACCACGTGCGGCTGCTGACGGCTCATTGAGTAGAGCGTATGGCTGCGCGAATACGTTGTCCCACAATCCTGCCCATGATGGCATAGTAGTACTCCGTGTGGTTGAAGCTGGTTGTGTCTATCATCGGCCATAGCACAAGATGTGGTATTTGTCAATAGAAAACAACACCATAGGCTGTGATAGTCCGGCCCGAAGGGCCGGTTGGTGGACTTACCAACTACCTAGACTTACATACACAACTACTCACAACTACAACGACTTGCATGTAGTTCTACATGTGCTATACTAGCTGTGTTGTGTTGTAGTAAGCTACCAACTGGGCACTCGTCGTTGTAGTTGTTATAACTACCACGGCGGGTGCTCTTTTTCATTTATACACTGTATAGACTACGACGACGTTGTATAGACTATACACACTCAAGTACTCACAACAGCGACGAGTTTGGTTTGTTGCATATAGCAATTCAACAATGCGAGGGGCTTGAGACAGAGCTTCTATTCCGTCCGCGTGCCTTGTGGCTGTGGCAGTGTTTGGGAATTGGCGGGGGACTACCTCCTCTACTTCACACCACGCGCACTCACACCTAGCAGTGATGCAGCTATGCAATGCTACACCTGCCGCGCGATGATGTATGCACTACAGACATAAGTCACTGCGATGCAGCGGGGCGCATTGTCCCACCATGCACCTCTACATCATCACGCCATGTTCACGCTATAGCTGCTATGGCACACTTCACCGCTGTAGTTTTATACACTGTATAATCAACAGCCATATTGCCCGTTTAGAGAGTGCTACTTTATGATGAGTTGCATGTGATTTCAGAGTGTGTATACTAGCTACTGTTGATAGCAATAATGCTACGACACAACCAACGGAGTTAAGACAATGGTACAAGTTACAAACACCAACACTACAGACACAAAGCGCAATGCTTCCAACATTGGCGCCGACGTGTTTCACCTTGCTACGATTAAGGATGAGCTTAAGAGCGGACCTATCATGCTCGCTCACACTTATCCTGCTGAACTCACCTCACTGCTGGCACGTATTACTGGCAGTAAGGATGGCGAGGATAGCATACGCGGTATGCTGCTAGAGTATTGGCATGCCACGCCAGAAGGCGATACGCATAAAAAGCGATACGATCAGCTAGTAGCACTCGGCAAGTTGAAAACAGCCGAACAAAAGACCGAACAAGCTACAATGCTGTTGCAACAGAATAACGTTGCGATCATGTTGCAACGTGCAGTCGAGACTTTTCAAGGCATTGACCTGCTACGCAAGGCGCAGCGCGATGTGACAGTGACGCGTATTCATAACCAGCAAAATGCGTTTGCTTGCTATGTCTACCGTACCGCTACAGGTGAAGGCGAGTGGATACGTTTCAGCGCTGAGCAGCTACGCAACGTTGCAAGCGCTACCTTTGACAATGATACAAAGGTTAGTGACATTCGTATCGCTTGCAGCAGTGCAAAGAATGGTGCAGCGAATAAGGACAAGGGCACCAATGGCGAGCGTATTGCACCGTCTAAGATAGCCGATGCAGTGACCGCCATTGATACCTCACTCGCACCGTTGTATAAGGATGATGGCACACTTGCAGTACCTCCCGGCGGTATGAAAGCATTGCACCGCTTATGGGCGCAGCTAGATGCAGTCATGTCAGATAATGACAAGGCCAAGGCGAGAGGCGAGTATAAGGCAGAAGGCGAAAAGGCCGATGCAGCTATTGCAAAGGTGATTAAGCCTAAGGCTAAGCGTAAGTCAGCCTAACGTTATACACTGTATAACAATCAACAGCCCTCGCGCTAGCAATGGCGCGGGGGTTTTCTCATGTCTAGCAGCTAAGCGAGCGTGCAAGCGACCGCCAACTCATGCGCCCGATTACAGCGCCGCGCAGCGTCACAGCTACACCTGCTAGCTAGCACTACAACACCAGCCCCCCGGAGGGCGTAGCCCGACACAAGCTTCCTGCCTTCGTCGTGTCGTATAGTACAACTGCGCATGTAGAGTAGTATGTAGAGTAGTTGTTAATAGCGTAGTGGGCGTTGGGAGGCAAGGGCCTCCTTGGGTAGTTGTTAGTAGTAAGTAGCTGTGTATAACTAGTGCTATCACAGAATTAGTAGACTTGCATGTGTTTTCTAGATGTGATATATTATAGGTATACAAAGAGAGGGAGTACAACTTAGAGTAGAGGCTAGAGTAGGAATAGTAGTGAGTAGTAGTAGGTGGTGTATATATACACTGTATAACATGGAGAGCTACAATGGCGCAGCAACAGCTTAGCTTATTCGCAAAGCATGAAGTTGAAGCAATCGACACTGCACGTGTCTTTAATGACGTAGATGAGATGCAAGCACGAGCACCTGCACTATTCGCTAAATCGCCACATCCTAAGATGAGCGGCAGGTATAGTTTCACTAATACCTACGACATACTGCTGCACATTCACAATCGTGGGTTCAAAGTCAGCAGTGTGCAAGGTGGACAGAAGACTTACAACAAAGTAATGATCCGCATGCGTCATGATGCATATGACAAGCGCGATGATGCACCTGAGATTGTCATAGTTGATAGCCATGATGGCACTAGTCGATTGAAGATGATGCTCGGCATTATCAGGTTCATATGCATGAATGGCATGGTCGCTGGTGATATGCTGTATAGTAGATCATTCATACATCTAGCTCCTGACTTGATGGAGCAGGTGATGTTAGAACTAGACGACATACAACAGCACATCACTGCGTTGGAGAACCGAGTACAGCGCATGAAGAACTACACAACTAACATCGGTGAGCGCATACTGCTAGCCGATGCAGCTATCAAGGCTCGCTTCAGCCGTGATGAAGATAGACCAGCTAGCTTCATAGCTGACATGCGCCAACGCATGCTACACACCCGCCGCAGTGATGATGAGCGCAATGACATGTACACTGTGATGAACGTGATTCAGGAGAATGTACTACGCGGAGGCATGACGTATCACATCAGCAACACCATTCGCCGCGTAGCTCCGATCACCAATGTTGATCGTAACCTATTGATTAATCATACACTGTGGCGTGAAGCTGAAGGCTTGATTGCTAAGGCTGCTTAGTGTAGTATACAGTGTATAACATGAATGCCAGCGGTAGCGGTGAGTGACCGTGCTTAACACTCACCATCCTAGGAGACTACAAACATGAGGCTGACAAGAGGAATACTAGCAGCAATCGCGCTGTTAGCGGTGACAGATATAGCACGTGCTGTAACTGTTGACGACCCACTTCACGGCATCATCTGCAGTGGAGTAGGTACTGGCTGCAGTAATGCAGCGGACAATGGTAGCTTCACGCCATTGTCACAAACAAACAACTGGAGCTTCGCTATTAGCCCCGGTCCTGCAACTGGTGACTTGACGTTGGTGTTCTTAGTACCTACCAACACAATCAACGTCGCCTTGTTCAACCTACCCGGCATTACTGACAACAACTTACCCACTATTGGAGCAACAGTATTCGATAGGGTGAACTTGTTCACAGCAGCATCACCGGGTGTGTCTACATACTTAGGCTTAGCAGGTGCCTTCTCACCTACTAACAACTTCGCCAACAGCAGTGCTGGTGAAGCTACACTCAATCCCGGTTTCTTGGGTGCGTTCCTAGCATTCACCTTAACACTTAACGATGTGACACTAGGTGATGTTGCTAGTACTACAACAGCACATGACTTCTCGTTTGGCAGTAACTTGCCAGCCGGGACTGTGATCTTAGGGTTGTTCATTGAGGAGTTCGACAAACATGGCAACCCCTGCACTAACAACTGCGCCATAGGCACAGCAGCTAGTGCTGATTTAGTAATCACACCATTTGCTGCAGAAACCCCACTACCAGCCGCAGTGTGGCTGTTCGGTGGTGGCTTAGGTGTGTTAGGCTTACTAGCACGCAGACGTAAGCGTACACGTGGTGCATGGGATGACTTACCACGTGTAGACTTCTTGCCTAAAGTTGTGTAAGTTAGTTGTAGTTGTAAGTAAGTAGTACTACTCTAAAGGCAGCGGTGCTAGTGGCTCTGTCGGTAGTTCGTCAATAGCGCCGCTGCTCTAACGAGCAGCAGCGAAGAAGTATCGGGCACTTCGTGCCCGCGTGCCTTGTTACATACATAGGCGTAGCTACAACAGGAGGGAGAAGTGCTTGCACAGTCTTGGCTATATGGCCGTCGCATGACTAGTCCACATGACGCAGTTGTTGAGCGTCATCTCAAGCTGCCCGATCAGTTCAATCCTCATTCATCAGTAGCAGTACTCAATCAACTAGCGGAGCGCATTGTCTTCACTGACGATGTGCCTTCGTTGTTGTATGATATGCACGACAACAGACAACTCACCTACGAGGGTATGCTAACTAGTGTCAAGCTGCCATTCGACTGTTTCTGGATCGAATACCGTAGCGTGCTAGGCATAGGTGATGTGTATGAGGCCAAACGCGCTGAGTATGGTGCGCTAGTCACACGCATGCCCAACTCGCGTGTGCGTATGTACATAGTGATAGGCACAGACTTCGTTGATCTAGGCACTATCTCTAGCCTAGCCTACGTAGTGGAGTTTGAACATTGGCCTCCTGTCATGGTGCCAATGCTTAGCAAGTCGTTGAACAGCAAAGCATTGCAGTTCTACATCAACTACGCGTACAATCGTGACAAGATCGAGAGTAAGGATGAAGACGCCACTAACATCATCGGTGGCATCGTCACTGAATTAATCTTCGGCATCTTCCTAGTCACACAGCCGAAAGTCTACAATGATGAGAAGATCGAGTGGCACCCTAAGAAACAAGGTGCACGTGCTAAGCACGGCAAGCCTCCGTTGTTGGAGTATCGCCGCATTCGCTTGCGTATCACTAAGCCTGTGAAGCGGTACAACAGTCAACCGACCGCCAGAACGCGCGGTATACAGTGTATAGACAACGAACACGACACGGAGAGTAGCGATGCTATCAATCATCGACGCTACCACAAGGTCATGGGCCACTTCAGGCACTATCTACGCCACGATCCTGCATACACCGTATGGATTGAGCCTC